AGCGATTGGCCGTGTTCTCCACGCAAGACCAAGTGTTCAGTTGGCTGCCCGGCCTTATCTCGCGCACGCTGGGGCCGACCGGCGACTTTGTCGGCAACCGCCCGATCCTGCTGGACGACTCCACCTATTTCAAAGACCCGGCCAGCGGCATCTCCTACGGCATCAAGATCATCAACCAGCAGCAGTACGATGGCATTGCCGTCAAGACTGTCACCAGCACCTACCCGCAGGTGATCTGGATCAACATGAGCTACCCCGACATTGAGATGTACGTATACCCGGTGCCGACCAAGACGCTGGAGTGGCACTTCGTCTCGGTTGAGGAGCTGACGCAGCCCGCCACAATCGCAACAACACTAGCCTTCCCGCCGGGCTACCTCCGCGCGTTCCGTTACAATCTGGCTTGCGAAATGGCCCCGGAGTTTGGCGTTGAGCCGTCGCCTACGGTGTCGCGCATTGCAATGGCGTCCAAGCGCAACCTGAAGCGCATCAACAACCCTGACGACATCATGGCGCTGCCCTACAGCATCGTCGGGACAAGACAGCGTTACAATATTTTTGCGGGAAATTTCTGATGCAGACGCCCATCCTCGGCTCTGCGTACGTAGCCCGCAGCGTCAACGCTGCGGACAACCGCATGATCAACATGTATCCTGAAGCCGTGCCTGAAGGCGGCAAGCAGCCTGCGTTCCTTCAGCGCGCACCGGGGCTAAGTTATCTTGCAACAATGGGCGCAGGGCCGGTACGTGGGCTTTGGCAGTTTGGCAGCTATGGCTACGCCGTGTCGGGCACGTCGCTCTATAAAATCGACACCGATTTCAATGTTGTATCTAAAGGCACCGTGGCCGGAACTGGCCCCGTGTCGATGGTTGATAATGGCACCCAATTGTTTATCGCGGCGGGCGCTAACGGCTACATCTACAACGCTGGCACGGACGTGTTCGCACAGATTACGGATGTTGACTTTGCTGGCGCGGTAACGGTTGGGTTCCTCGACGGGTACTTTGTATATAATCAGCCCAACAGCCAGAAATTCTGGGTTACGTCGTTATACGACGGCACGTCCGTTGACCCGCTTGATTTTGCCAGCGCCGAAGGCTCGCCTGACAATCTGGTGTCGCTAATCGTGGACCACCGCGAAGTTTGGCTGTTCGGTCAAAATTCAACCGAAGTCTGGTACGACGCAGGTCTGCCGGATTTTCCGCTATCCCGCATTCAAGGCGCGTTTATTGAAATTGGCTGCGCTGCGCCATTTTCTGTCGCCAAACTTGACAACGGCGTGTTTTGGCTCAGCTCAGACGCGCGCGGGCGAGGCATGGTGTATCGGTCCAACGGCTACGCTGGCGTTCGCATCTCAACACATTCCGTTGAATGGCAAATTCAGCAATATGAAGACATCTCCGATGCTGTGGCGTATACCTACCAGCAAGACGGCCACGCTTTTTACGTGCTGAATTTTCCCTCCGCCGACATCACTTGGGTTTACGATGTAGCGACACAGGCATGGCACCAGCGCGCTGGGTGGCTTAACAACGCGTATACCCGTCATCGGGGCAACTGCCAAATGGCGTTCAACGGCCAGATTGTAATCGGTGATTATCTGGGCGGTCAAATTTACGCTTACGACCCTACGGTCTATACCGAAGCTGGGTCCATCCAAAAATGGCTGCGTTCTTGGCGAGCGTTGCCTACCGGCACCAACAATTTGCGCCGCTCAACGCAGCACACTTTGCAACTTGACTGCGAATCGGGCGTGGGCCTAGACGGCTCGTCAGACACCGTTACCGTGCAAGGCAGCGATCCACAGGTTATGCTGCGTTGGTCAGACGATGGCGGGCACACTTGGTCTAGCGAGCATTGGCGGTCAATGGGCAAGCTGGGCGAAACCGGCCGCCGCGTCATATGGCGCAGGCTGGGGATGACCATGAAACTCCGCGACCGCGTCTATGAGATTTCAGGGACAGACCCGGTTAAGATTGCCATTATGGGCGCGGAACTGATCGTGGCGCCCACCAATGCCTGACAACATCACACAAATCCCGGCCCCGCGTGTCTTGCTTTGGGACGCGATGACGAACTATGTGACGCGCGCCTGGTATCGGTATTTCTACAACCTTTACGCCATTCTTGGCAGCGGCTCGCTCCGCAGCGGGGCGTTTTACGACACCACTACGCAGACCCCCGCCGCCATCAACACGGCCTACGCCATAACGCTTAACAACACCAGCATAAGCCAAGGCGTCAGCATTGGGACGCCGACATCGCGGGTCTATGTGGACCGCACAGGCTCATACAACATTCAGTTCTCGTTGCAACTGACTAGCACCAACGCGGCGGATAAAGACGTGTACATTTGGGCGGATGTAAATGGAACGTCCGTACCTGAAAGCGCCACCAAGCTGAGTTTGTCTGGCGCTAGTAAAGCTTACGTTGCGGCTTGGAACTTTGTCATCCGCATGAGCGCAGGTGACTATTTCCGGTTAATGTGGTCTACTACCAACACAAATGTCCAAATAGCCCGCATAGCGGCGTCTGCGCCTGTACCGGCCATCCCATCGGTTATCTTGACCGTAGCTGCAAACATAGGTGAATAATGGCTGTCCTCACCCCCGCTCCCAAAACAGCTTTTGTTAACGCTGCTGGCGAACCGCTCGTTGGCGGAAAGCTGTACACCTACATCGCTGGCACAACCACGCTGCAAACGACCTACACGGATTCAAGCGCAGCGACGGCCAATACCAATCCGGTCATCTTGGACTCCCGTGGGGAGGCCAACGTCTGGCTGGGCGGCGCTATCTATAAGTTTGTGCTGAAAGACGCCACAGACGCCTTGATCTGGTCGGTGGACAACATTTCGGCCCCTACGGCGGCTGTGTCGCCTGTGCTGTCGGGAAACGTTAGTATCTCCTCCGACACGCCTTCGGCCGCGCTGACAATCACACAGATTGGCACAGGTGCGGCGCTCAGGGTGCAGGACTCCGCCGATCCTGACTCGACGCCGTTTCTCATTGACAACACGGGGCAAGTCGGTATCGGCACCGCCACGCCTGTGTCCGCGCTTGAAGTTGCAAGTCCAGGTGTGATTACGGGCGCGTGGGCGTACTTGCCTAGCGGTACAAAGATATTGTTTGCGCAGACCAGCGCCCCCACCGGCTGGACAAAAAGCACAACGCATGACAACAAGGCATTACGGGTTGTCAGTGGGGCTGCGAGCAGCGGCGGCTCCGTGGCGTTTACAACCGCGTTTGCGTCACAGTCCGTGGCGGGTACGGTTGGCAGCACGACACTGACAACCAGTCAAATTCCGTCCCACAGCCATACCACCCTTAGCGATCTGTATGGCGTGAGTGGCGGCGGAGCGCAAGTCCTTACATCCATTAGCGGAACAAGTGGCTCTAGGTCCGGCGTGACAGCCGTTGAAGGCGGCGGCGGTTCGCATACCCACACGTTCACTGGGACCGCGATCAACCTCGCCGTCCAATACGTCGATGTCATCATTGCGACCAAGGACTGACGATGCAGCTTAAGAATGGCACGTTCTGCCCGCTGATTAAAAAGGACTGCGTGCAGCTCCAGTGCGCGTGGTTCACGCAATTGCGCGGCACGCACCCGCAGACGGGCGCGGAAATTGACGAGTGGATGTGCGCCATTTCGGCCATGCCCATGTTGCAGATTGAGGTCGCCAAGGAAGCCCGGCAGGGCGCTGCGGCGACCGAAAGCTTCCGAAACGAGATGGTGCGGGCGCAGGGCGAAGTGCTGCCGCCGCTCCTCAAACAATTGTCGTAGGAACCCGATGGCAACGCGGTTGGTCAATGATCGTGATTTGGCCCTAAAAGTTGGTTTTCAGGCTACGGATTGGTCACACCCGGTCGCATACGAGGACTACGCAAACGTTTTGCAAACGTGGGACGTTAAGGCTATAATCCGCAACGACACCTGTGTTGGGGCGGCGTACTTCAAAGACGGCGAGGTCCATGTGTCGGTATTGCCTGAGTGGCGGCGGCGGTGGGCAACGCGGCGGATAATAGCGGAATTGTTCGCGCATGAGGACGCCCACACGCGGATCATGCCGGGGCATGAGTATATGTACGGTATCTTCGACCGCCTTGGGTTCAAGGCTCGCGATGACGGCGCGCTGGTGAAAGGCAACTGATATGGGTATCGAAACCGCCATTCTAGGGTCCGCCGTTCTCGGCGCGGGGTCCAGCCTGTTTGGGTCCAGCAATGCTGCTGAGGCCCAGCAGGCTGCTGCGGCCGAGAGCGCGGCGGCTCAACGGTACGCTGCCGACCAAAGCATCGCCGCCCAGAAAGAAATGTACCAGCAGGGTCGCACGGACCTTGCGCCCTACCGTGAGGGCGGCGTCGCCGCGCAAAATCAACTTTTGCAGCTATTGGGCATTGGCGGAAATACCACAGCGGGAAATTACGGAAAATACGCCAAAGATTTTGGTATGTCGGACTTTACGGCAGACCCTGGCTATGGGTTCCGCTTTGACCAAGGCATGAAGGCGCTAAACGCCAGTGCAGCGGCTAAAGGCATGGGCATGTCTGGCGCGAACATTAAAGGCGCTACGGAATACGGCCAAAACATGGGCTCGCAGGAATACCAGAACGCGTTCAACCGTTACCAGATTAACCGCGCCAATCAACTTACCCCGTTGCAAGGTTTGTATACCGGCGGTCAGGCAGCTGCTGCTGGGTCTGCGGCATCGGCTAACGCGCTGGGCCAGAATTTGGGCCAGACCTACACCAATCTGGGCCAAGGGCTTGGACAGGCGGCGGTCGCTGGCGGCAACGCGCAGGCGGCGGGGTATATGAACGCCAGCAACGCGATAAACAACGCGCTGAGCAGCGGCATGAGTTCGTATATGAACTCCAACTTGATGAACCGCATGTATCCCGGCGGTAGCGGCGAAACCGCCATTGGCGGGCTGTGGTAACCCATTCATTTCTGAGGACAAATTAATGGTCGATTACAGCACCGCGCTCCCACAACAGCAGTTCTTTCAAGCTCCTGATATGTTGCAGAACGCCATGCGTATGCAGCAGATACAAGCGCAGGGCGCGCAGATGCGGGAACTTGCGCGTCAGCGGTCTGAAGAAGAAGCCCTGCGGGGTATTACGGTAGATCCTAACTCGCCTGAGTACGTCCAGCAGCTTCAGCGCATTAAACCTTCGCTTGTTTTTCCGGCGTTGACCGCGCAAAGCCAAAATCGTGCTTCTGACCGCGCGGCCGAAGCATCTGCGCGTCAGGCAGCGGTATCTACGGCAGAACTGGCGCTTAAAAACCGCGAGCTTATCGCCAAACACGGTCAAGAATTTCGTGACAACCTGCGTATGGTTGACGCTTACCCGGAGGACCAGCGCCCGGCGGCGTATGGTAGGCTTATATCTTCGCTCCCGCCAGACTTGCAGACGGTCTTCCCGCGCCAGTACAGCCCCGACGCCGTCCGCCTTGGAATGAGCACCACGACCCAGCTTCTGGACGCGGCCAAGCCGCAATATCAGATGTTTGATGGTGTTCCGGTAGCTGTAACCCCCGCAACGGGAACTTTTACCCCGCTCCGCGAAGCGGGCGCAGGCGCTCCCGTGGCGGGCGTTGGCGCTCCCGTGGCGGGCGCAAGTGCTCCGGCGGTCAATAACGCACTTGCGGCCCGTGCGGGTGCGCCCGCTGCGGGCGGCGAAGCCGGGTATCTTACAGGGTTGAATAGGGCGGAAGGCACTGCCAAAAACCCATATTCCTCCGCTGAGGGCAAGTTTCAGTTCATTGACAGCACCTTCGTTGACACCGCCCGCAAGGCGTACCCCGGTCTGGCAGATAGCTCCCCGGCACAAATTCTTAGCCTGCGCGGCAAGAAGCTGGACAACGGAATGCAGATTGAAGACGTGCTGGAGCAGAGGCTCCGCGCGGACAACACGCAGGCGCTGACCAGCGCGGGCATTGCGCCCACGCCTGGCAACACCTACCTCGCGCACTTCCTTGGCGCTGGCGGGGCGCGTAGCCTGTTGAGCGTGGACCCGAACACGCCCGTGTCGCAAATCCTCGACCCGCGCGCTATCGCCGCCAACAAGTCGGTGTTGGAAGGCAAGACAGCGGGTCAAGTTGCTGCATGGGCCGACAGCAAATTTGGTGGCTCGCCCGGTCTGGCCGCGTCCATGACGGCGGGCAACCAGCGGCAGGCTGGCGTAGGCGCGCCGAGCTTTACCCCGGCGATGGGTGGCGGCATGTCGCCCACCGCGCCGACTGTGAACAACGCCATGACGTTGAGCCTCATGGGCCAGCAGCCCCCGCAGCAGGGCAACGCGCTTGCCATGCAGGCTGCTCCAATGACGCAGTTGCAGGCTGCACCAATCGCGGCTCCGCAGCCCGCGCCAGCGTTGTCAGCGTTTCAACAGGCGCAGCAAGACGCGGCGCAGCGTAAATTGCAGCAGCGCGGCGCGGAAAAACGCCAAGATTTGGAAATTGCGCAGCAAGAGAAAATACAGGCCAGTCTTCCGCAAATTGAAGACGCGGCCAGCCAAACGCTTAAAAATATTGAAGGTCTTATTGGTGGCGCGCAAGTGGACGCCAAAGGCCGCGTTGTGTACCCCGAAGGCGCTAAACGCGCGCACCCCGGTTTTGAAAGTTCCGTTGGAACAACCTTTAGCAAGATGTTAACGAGCCAACCTATTGCCGGAACTTCGCGCTCAGATTTTGTGACGCGGTTTGAACAAGTTAAGGGCGGCACATTCTTGGATGCGTATAACTCGCTTCGTGGCGGCGGCGCGATTGACCAAAAAGAAGGCGAAAAAGCAACGGCTGCGCTTAACCGCATGAACCTTGCGCAAAGCGAAGCCGAGTTTATCCGCGCTGCGCGTGACTTTGAAGACGTAGTTAAGAAAGGTGTGGCCCGCGCGCGAACCATGGCGCAAGGCGGCGCTAATTCAAATATGACTTCGCCTGCTACGGCGGCGGCTACTGCGCCGCAAGCCAAACCGGCGGAACGTCAGGTAACGCGCACGGGTATGCTAAACGGTCGGCGCGTGGTTCAATACAGCGATGGGGCCACCGAATATGCCGATTGACCTGTCCAAAGTCGAATGGGACGCGCCGCCAGCGGCAAGCGCTATTGACGTGTCTAAAGTTCAATGGGACGCCGCTCCGGCTGCGCGCCCGGCTGACGCTATCCCGCAAGGCCGAAGCGGACGTGTGCGCGAGGCGTTCACACGCCCAGCGGACACCAGCAACATTCCTGTTCCTACGGGTGCCGAATTGGCGGACAGATGGAAAGACAGCGTGCTTGGCCTAGCCGGGGGCGTGGTATCTGCGCCATTTGGGCTGGTTGGTGACATTGAACATATGGGCGGCGCAATCGCCAACCGTGTTATGAACCCGACAGAACGCACGCCGTATAGCGGCGGCACGTTTTTCCCCACGTCTGAAGACGTGGCTAACTTTGTGCTTGGTAAACCCGCGTCAGCCTATGAAGCTGGCGGCCGCGCGCTTGGCGGCGCGGCGATGGGCTTGGCCGGGCCTGCTGGCGCGGCAAGTATTGTTGCGCCGCTTAAAGCCGCTGAAACGGCGGCCGCCATATCGCGCGGCGGAACGATTGCGCGGCGAGCGGCGCAGCTTGGCCTTGACCCCCTTAGCAGCGCGATTGAAGGCGGCGGCGCGGTCAAGAATGCGTTGGCTACCGCAATCTCTAAGACCGGAGAGGTTTTATTCTTGCCAGAGCGCAACGCTGCGAACGCCTTGCTCCGCGTGGGCGGCGCACCTGAGGCGTTGCAAGCTATTGAAGCAACGCGCGGCCTTCCGGTTACGCCAAACGCGCCTGCGGCTACATTTGCCCAGCGTGTGGCGGCGCAAGGCAATACCAACCCAGCTTTTGCGGGCCTAGAGCAGGGGCTTCTTAACGTCAATACGGCGACAGGCCGCGAGGCGTACAACCTTGTCCAGCAGCGTGCACAGGCTATCCAAGACCAGCTTGGCCGCGTCGATGCGCAACTTCAACAGCAGGCCAACGCCATGGCACCGAAAGCGCCGGGAGATTTGCAAAAACTCCGCACGGGGCTGGCGGCGCAGCTTGAGCAAGAACAAGCTACGCTTACCGCGCTCGGCGAAAGCATCGCGAAGGGCTTGCCTGACGTGGGCCAGCGTGCGCCGGGCGAAACTATCGCGCGGAGCGCGGAGACAATGCGCGGAAAAATGAAGACTGAAGAAGTAACCCCGCGTATGGAAAAACCGCTTGAGATGGCGGGCAATCAACCCGTCAACGTTCAGAACATTGTGGCTAAAGCGGAAGAAATTTTGGGCCAGCCGTTGTCTTCGTTTGACCCTAGCACGGCACCGCAAACGGTGCGTATCCTGTCTCGTTTGCAAGGCCAACAAGCGCCGGGCACGTTTGTGCAGCTTGGCGAACGCGGGGGCTATTCTGTGCCCGGCGCGCGGCTAGACCCTACAAGTACGTTGCGCACGTTGGACGATATGCGTAAGGCCATTAACGCGGATTACGCAACCGCAGCGCAATCGAACGCGCCGGGCGCGGGTTCGCGGCTGGGCAACATTAAACAGCTTCATTCAGAAATTGATAAATCAGTTGAAGCCAGCAATTTGTCGCCTGAAATTAAAGCTGGGTGGAAAGAAGGCTCGCGGTTCTATCGCGAAGAATACGTGCCTGCGGCCAAAACAGGCATCACTGCTGATATGCTTAAGAAAACGTACCGCAACGTGCCTACGTTGTTGCCGGATAATGTGATCAGCTCTGTGCTGGCTAACGAAACCAACACCGCGCAAATTATCACATCTCTTAAAAATAGCCCAGAAGCGGGTGAAGCTCTTAAAATCGGCATCGCGGACAAGTTCCGCACGGACGTTGTGGATAAAACGACGGGTCTTGTGGACCCGGCAAAGGCGGACAAGTTCTTTAAAGATAACGCGCGCAATCTCAACATGCTGCAAGACGCAGGTATTGACGTGCAGTCCTCGCTTCAGCAGGCGCGGGCGCAAGCGGCCAACCTTAAGAAGAGCATGGACTCGCTGGCGGATACAGCCAAACGGCTTGGAAAGCCCGAAGACGCCGAAGGTCTGGTAGCGGCTACTTTGAAATCGTCAGCCGACATGGATTTTTTATACAAGCGCCTCAACGGCGACGGGCGCAACGCGCTGGCGTACCAGATCACGGAAGGCGCGCTTGCGCCTATCCGAGAGGGAAACCCGGCGGCGGCGTTGAAGTATCTGGACGATAACGCGAAAGCCGTAAAAGCTGGTCTCGGCCCGAACGGCGCTAAAATTCACGCCGATCTGGTTGGCATGGCAAAATTCCAAGAGAATTTTCGCGCGATTGAAAAATCGGCGGTTAAACCCACGGTTCCAACGGTCACGCAACTTCAGAATATGTACCGGCCGCAAGAACTTACTGATCTTGCCGTGGTTGCGGACGAGATCGCGCGCGTCAACAAGGTTGCTGCGTTGGCAAAACAGAGCGGCGAAAGCGCTCGGCTGACTACTCGTCTTGCCACCGAAGAAGCTATGCAGGGCGGCGTAAGCGCGGCCTCCATCCCCAACAAAATCAGCAGCCTGTACACGACGATGAAAAACGTGTTCAAGCGCAACGAAGCTAGAATGAACGAAAAGACATCTGCGGCGTTGATCTACTACATGTATAAAAACCCTGACGCTGCGGCAGAGGCCATGCGCGCCGCGTTGGCGCGTCAGACACCCAGAACGCCTATTACGGCTCCAAGACCGCTCACGATACCCGTTGGCGCAGCAGCCTCGGCAACGCGCCTTAACGCAATGGCCCCACAGGATGCGCAGTGACATGGAACCTCAGACGCTTATCAACATCGCCGGAGGTCTTACCCTTTCAGTCGTGGGCTGGTTAGCCCGCGAGCTGTGGGGCGCGGTCAAGGACTTGCGCGAGGACATCCACCGGATTGAGGTCGACCTGCCCAAGACCTACGTCCCCCGCGCGGACCTCGACGCGCGGATGAAACGCATTGAAGACATGCTCCAGCGCATTGATAACAAGATAGACGCAAAGGCGGACAAATAATGGCATTCGGCATCGACGACGCCATCGCTGCGGCGCTCAAGGTTCTTGATAAGTTCGTGCCCGACCCGCAGGCCAAGGCCAAGGCGGAGGGCGAGCTGCGCTCCAGCCTTCAGGCGTGGGACAAGAGCCAGACCGATGTCAACGTCGTCGAGGCGGCCAACCCGAACCTGTTCGTGTCGGGCTGGCGTCCGTTCATCGGCTGGGTCTGTGGCGCTGCGCTGGCCTACCAGTACGTTGCGGCTCCGCTGCTGATGTGGGTAGCCACCAGCCTGCACATCGCGCTGGCGGCCCCACCCAAGCTCGATGGGATGCTGTGGGAGCTGGTCTTCGCCCTACTCGGCATGGGCGGCCTTCGCACGTTGGAGAAAGTCAAGGGAGTGGCGTCCAAATGAAATCCAATTTCGACCGTTCCTTGAAGATGATGCTCGCGCATGAGGGCGGCTACGTCTGCAATCCGAAAGATCCTGGAGGCATGACAAACCTCGGCGTCACCAAGGCGACGTGGGAGTCCTACGTCGATTGCGACGTGACGGAATCCGAGATGCGGGCGCTGACGCCCGCCAAGGTCGCGCCGTTGTACAAGGCGCGGTACTGGGACGCCGTGCGTGGCGATGACCTGCCAGCAGGCGTGGACTTCGCCATGTTCGACTTCGCGGTCAACTCCGGCCCCGTGCGCGCCATCAGGACGCTGCAATCGTCGCTGGCGGTCCCGACAGACGGCATGATCGGCCCGCGCACGCTGAAGGCCGTCAGCATGATCGAGCCGGGCGTCGTCATCGACAACCTGTGCCGCGAGCGTGTGCAGTTCTTGGCCCGGCTCTCAACCTACAAGACCTTCGGGCGCGGCTGGATACCCCGCGTCAACGAAGTGGAAGTGCAGGCTAGGGAGATGGCTGCGCGGCCCGGAGCGTAGCAAGCAGCTCGTCACGCTCGCGCGTGGCCCGCAGGGACGTGAACCGCTGGTGCAGCCGCACGACGACGGTGCCCCGGCGCATCCCGACCAGCTCGTCATGCAGCAACTGCTGGACCGCCGCCTCGGACAGCGACGGCAGCTTCTTGTTCAGATCGCGCCAATTGAGTGTCATGCTTTCAGTTCCTCTAGGGCTATGTCCGAGATCGCGCGCTTGTCGCGCAAGGCGGACCAGATCCGTTCGTCGATAGTCTTATTACAAAGCAGCAAATAACACCAGACCGGTTGCGTCTGCCCGCCCCGGTGCAGGCGTCCGACCGTCTGCTCGTACAGCTCCAGCGACCACGGCAGCGACACGAAGACGATCTTGTTGCCGCCGTGTTGCAGATTGAGGCCGTGGCCCGCCGACTTGGGGTGGATCAGCAGCAGCTCGATCTGGCCCGCGTTCCAGCGTTCAATGGCGCGGGCGTCGTCAATCGTCTGGGCGTGCGGGAACCGGCGGCGCAGCTCGGCCAGCTCCTCCTTGTAGTTGTAGACGACGATGGTGTTGGCCCGCTGGTTCTCGTCCAGCAACTCGGCCAGCCGGTCGAACTTGTGGCCGCTGATCCAGATCGCGCGCTTGTCCACGTCAAACTTGCCCGGCCTGTCGCTGGCGGTTGACGTGCTGTGGTAGACGAACCCGGACGCCATCTGTTGCAGCTTGCTCGTCACGGCGGCCGCGTTGGCCGCGATGACCTGCGCCGATCCCAGCTCCAGCATCAGGTCGCGCTTCATGACGTTGTAGGGCTTGATGTCGGCCATGTCGCACGCCAGCTCGACCGTGTGGAGCGGCGGCAGCTTGTCGGCGTACACACCAGGCTCCAGCACGAACGTGGCGGGCTTGATCGTCGCCATGATCTGCTCCAACGACCCCTTGCGGGGCGACCACTCGCCGAAATCGCGGTTGATGCAGACGAAGTAGCGTTGCAGGAACGCGCCCTTGGACCGGCCCAGCAGCGCCTGATCGACGATCTTGCACTGGCCGAACACGTCCTCCAGACCGTTGGACGTGAACGACCCGGTCAAGCCCCAGCGGTAGCGCACGCCCTTGAGGAGCTTCTCCAACGCCTTGAACCGCTTTCCGCTGGGGTTCTTGACGCGCGTCAGCTCGTCGAACACCACGCCGTCGAAGCGGGCCATGTCGGCATCCGTCAGCGTCTGGATGTTGTCGTAGTTCATCACGACCACGTCCGCGTCGGACGCCAGCGCGGCCGCCCGCTGTGCCGGTGTGCCGACCGCCAGCGCCATCGTCAGCCCCGCTGCCCACTTGGGCCGCTCGACCGGCCACACGTCGGTGCAGACCCGCTTGGGCGCGAGGATGAGCCAGCGCCGGGCGTAGCCGTCCGACACCGCCGCCGCCAGCGCCGTGAGCGTGATGGCGGTCTTGCCCGCGCCGACCGGCGCGAGGATCATGGCGGTGTCGTGCTCGAACAGGAAGTCGGCCGCGTCGTCTTGGTACGGTCTAAGGCGCAGCGTCAAGGTACGCTCCTATGACTTCTGCCGCGACTTGCGGGACGATGGCATTGCCGTAGGCGCGCAGCTTTCCCACTCTGGCGGGAACCCCATGAGCCAAGAGACGAACGCCGGATTTAACGCGCCGGGCTTTTCCGTCTGCTCCGATGGCCCATTCCACACCGTCCGACCAAGCAGACCGTTCGTCTCCACGTTCGCGCAGAACGACCCGTCCTTGTGATCCCGACTCGTCGGTGTCGGCCACATCGCCTTGGCCACCTGTGAGAGATCGATCTGGATCTTCTTGCCGTTGTGATAGGGCGTGTTGCCCCGCCACTCGTCCGCGTGGGCTATCGACCGGCCGCCATTGGGCAACGTTGGCGTCGGCCACATCGCCGCCGCTGACACCGCCTGCCCCCACAGTTTCTCGTACCGCTTCCCGTTCGTAACCCCGTACCGGCCCATGCCCTCCGACGCTTTCGGCGTGTTCCAAAGAGCCAACAAACCACAAGCGGTCTCTTCGATGGGGCGCATCGACGGCACAAGCCGGAACAACGACCGCCCCGCAGGCGTAGCCGATGCCTTCCAAGTCAGAAGACACTCCGTCGAGCCAATCCTTGCCAACCGCTGCCGCAACCTGCTCTCCCATGACGACAGGGGGCCGACAGGCTCGGATGAGGCCGAAGAAGACGGGCCAGAGGTGGCGCTCGTCCGCCGTGCCCTTTTGCTGACCGGCGGTGCTGAAGGGCTGGCAGGGGGCGCTTCCGGTCCACAGGGCGCGCTCGTCGGGCCATCCGGCGAGGCGGGCGGCAAGGCTCCAGCCGCCGATACCGGCGAAGAAGTGGCATTGTGTGAAACCGCGCAAGTCCGCAGGAGCCACGTCAAGAATGGATCGCTCATCAACTTCCCCTTTGGCTATCAGACCTTTGTCTATGAGGTTACGCAGCCACTGGGCGGCGTAAGGCTCCATCTCGTTGTAATACGCGCTCACAAGCCCGTCTCCCGCGCCCACTCGTTGATCTCTTCGCGCGACCACAGGCAGGCGTAGTCCTGCCCCAACGCCAGCATGTCAGCGGCGAACTTCGTCTGGAGCGGTGCCAGCCGCCCGCCCTTCTTCTTAAGCTCCACGAACCACGTCTGGCCGTTGGGCAGGCACGCCACCTGATCCGACACGCCGCGCAGCGTGGGCGACTTGAACTTGTACGTCCGCCCGCCCATGCGGGCGACCGTCCAGATGAAATACGCCTCAATTTCTTTTTCAAGCATTTTTCTGCTC